ATCGGTCGAAAGAATCAAGGCATTTGCTTTCGTTCCATCGAAGTAAAGGAACTTTCTGATCGCAGCATTGTTCAATTCGAGCGTTCCACAGAGGTCGGTTACAGATCCACCTGTCGGCGTTAACTGGATGTTGCTCACGTTTGTTACAGCCTGTATCCCGGTGGTAATGTATCCCACGAGTGCGAGCAGGTTTATCGGGCCTCCGGAGATGGTGAACAGGTTCGTTGTGGCGATAGACGCCATTGCTTTCCCGGTGACTGTGCGTTTGAGTATCCCGGCTGAAGCGATTGCCGAATCCATCTCCGCTTTAGTTGGAGGGTCGTAATCGGTCAATGCCGATGCCGCCTGCGTCTTGACGCTCGCCTTTACCGTGGCGTTGATATCGATCGTTCCCGCCGAAACCAGGTCTGCGGTTGTGGCGATTGTCCCTGCCGAGGGCATCCGCGCCGCGAAAGCCTTGAGCCAGGTCCAGATCACTTTGATATACGAAAACAGCGTCCCGGTCGTGCTCCAGGTGGTGCCATCCGCGATTGTGTCGGACGCCCTTCCTATAAACTTATCAGGATACAAACTCATCTTTGATCCTCCATTGAGAGGCGATCTTTAACTCGCCTCCCGGTTTAGTCCGCCCCGCCACTTACCCGCGCATCATGTTTTTTGATCACGCCGCTGAGTTTCTTTCCGGCATTGACGCTGCCCTTTTTCTGTGAGGGGAGAAGGGTCTTTACGACCTTTTTTTCCTTTTCCACATTCTCCCCCGTTGACGAGGGAGTTAGAGGGGGATTCTCTAAATCTTCGATCTCTTCCGCGATTCTCTTCGCAAGCCACCTGATGGCAACATGGTCTTCCACCTCCGGCGTATCTCCGACCTGCAGCGGCTTTCCCTCCCAGAAGGTTTGCTTTATCATCCTGATTTTCATACTTCATCCTTCCCGGTTATTTTGGTGAGGGTTACACCACGATGAATGCGTCCACCTGAGTCCCATTCATTGCGCTCGCCAGGTCGATAGTGTTTGATGCGAGCACTGTGGCGCTCGCGGCGACAGTAGCCGCCACGGCTTCCAATACCGTGGCCAGATAGGATGAGATGCAGGGGATTGTCTCCCGCGCGTAGTGAAGGCCCATCTTGTCCCCGTATCCTATGGCCGTGGTCGCCCCGGTGTTGTCGTGGGCGGGAATAACAACCTGGGTGACTGTCTTGAATGCCTTCGATCCCACCACCGTTGTCCCCGAGTTTTCGGTGAATACCGGCAGCGTCTCCGTGATCACCGCATCATTGATGTCCGTGCCGCTGACTACAACCTGAATAGGTTTGATATCTCCCGCCGTACCTCCCGATGTCGCGGTGATGTTACGGGCGCAGGGCGGTTGGGTGATATTGGCGGTGATCGTCTGCGGTGCGCCGTTATCGGTTACCGCCGCATGCACACCCGTTGTGCTTGCCGTATGCGCCTGGGCCGCCGTCCAGGTCTCATGCGCGATGAACCCCCGGTCGAGGTGCTCTCCGGTGACATCTGTCTGTAACTCTCCTGCCGCTTTCTGCGGATATAATGACATTTTCGTTTCCTCTATTTTGTGAGGCGGGTTTTATCCCGCCCCCGGTTGTTTGCTTTTATTCTGTCTCCTGACTTCTGACTCCTGGCTCCCTGGGGGCGGAGTTAGGGGGTAAGAGCGCCGAACGGATACCGGCTCGCCTCGGTTCCCTGGATCGCGTTGATTGGATTCGGGATTTGCCAGCCCATGCGGAATGTCACCCGTAACGCCACCATATCCTGCTGGGCAAGGTTGAATACGATTGCCCCGGCGTCATCCTGTATGACCGCCTCGGTGAGCAGCTTATAGGTGATATCCTGACGGATCGAATACACCGCCTGTTGGGAATCGCCGGAGATCATGAGCGCCGAACCCGGCGTGAACCCGCCATTACGCGGGAAGATGATCGAAGCGCCGTCAAGTTCATACCGCGTCGGATCCTGAAGCGAGGTTTTGAAGATCGGAATGCCGTCAGAACTCCGCACCCCGCGCAACTTCGAGCGCATGGTCAGCGCTGCGACGTGCTTGTCGACGAAGAATCCGTCCGCTTCCACCAGGCCGATATAGCCGTTCTCGCCCAGTATGTCCTCATAGAGGTCTTCGCCGGTTCCCACCGCGACATTATTTCCGGCAGTACCGGCTGCGGTCAGAATAGCTGTCGGCCAGGATGAGGGCTTGCCCGTTCCGAAGAACACCGCCAGGTCTATGACCTTTCCGATGGCCTCCTGAATACGCGGACTGATCTCCGACCAGATGTCGTAATCGACATCGGCGAGCACCTGCTCCGGGATCGGAACGATGCAGGCGATCTCTTCGGCGGTGATGTACTTGTTCTCCCACTTCACCTCGGCGGTCTGTTTCGCGCCGTCCGTGTCCGCCTCTCCTGTCACGAAGTAGGCGGTCGGAAGAAACGAGAGCACCGGCATCCGCAGGATTCTGCGCGTCATGTTCGGCAACCGCCTCATGATCTGAAGCGCCGCCGACTGCTCAGGCACACCCTGTATGATCTCCTTTGCGGCTTCTTCCGGTATGAGCGCTGCCGCATCCGCCCGACTGATGATGTTTTCCCATTCTCCTGCCATGATTCTTTCCTCCATGATGGGGCGGTCTTCTATGGCCGCCCGCTATGTTTTTTCCTTTTTTCCCTTAAGCTGCTTTGATTCCCATGCGCGCCCGTATCTCGCGGTTCATATCGATTTTGCCATTTTCGCCGTCTTTACCGGATTCCCCGACCTGCTGGCTTCTGGCTGCCGCCTTCTCCACCGCTGCGAGGCGCGGTTCAATCGCCGCGACCGTTACGGTCAGCTCCGCGATCTTGGCGTCCTTTGGATCGGCATCCGAGGCGCTGGCTGAGCTTGTCGAAGCCAGTTCTACCTTATCCAGACGCGCCGTGACCGCCGCGACTGTCTCGCCGAGCGTCCTCACCTGTTGCGCCTGCTCACCGGCGAGCCGGGTCTCGAGCTCCGCGATTTCCTGTATTGTCTGGGCGTCCGGTTCTTTGCCCGCCAGACGTTTCACCAGTTCCTTTACTTTTTCTCCGAAAGTGCTCATGATTCCTCCTGTGTCCAGCCTGAATTCAGGCGGCTCTTTGTCGAACTTTTTGTATAGTTTTACGAGTTTGTTATAGATTGTTTTTCTATCCGCGTCCGTGAGGTCCATCTTGCCGCCGCCGCCCAGGAGCCGCGCCATCGCCGCCCGCACACCGTTCCAATAGAGGCAGAGAGCGCCATTTTTCATCTTCATCACCGGGAGCTTATAGGCCGCCTTTGTTTTCGGGTCGGCTGCCGGGTCCTGGTACATGCATGCCTGCGCGAGGCCTTCCCAGCCGAGCTGGTTTACTATCGCGTCCGCGTCCGCCGCCCAATCCCATACCCAGGGGGAGTCGGCGTCTGTCGCCAGACGGCTCTCGATGAGCTGGAATTTCGCGTCCAGATTCGCAGCGGGATAGCCGACCGTGATATCCGAAAGCTGGTATTTGGTGAATACCGTCACATTCCGTCCGTTGACCGTTTCCTGGCGGTATTCGTAAGGCATCGCCGAAATGGAGAACCCGTTATAATCCCCGGAGGTTATCTTCTGCCAGGCGTCATCCGAAGTGATCTCCGCGCCAACCCAGAGGCCGCGTTCATCGCATTCGATCATCGGGACAGTCCCTACCACCATCGGTTCGCGTGCCGTCTCAGACTGCGGGTCGCCATTCAGGTCCAGGTGCATCTCGCTCATGGTCAGCTTGCCGGTGTAGCCGATCACCGCCTGCGGCCACCAGGAAGGCTCGAATATGGTGTTGTAGGTATCCACGCGCCCGGTGGAGGCGTACCCGTACACCATCTTTTTCCCTTCGTCAAGCCGCGTGAAAGGAACCTGTATGATCTGCCGGTCTGGCATCTTTCCTCCGAGGCATAAAAAAAACTGCCGAACCCTTGTGGTTACGGCAGTTATGTACGAAATTATGAGTGTCTCGTGTGACCCAACGGTCACAAATTTTGATGACGGTTCTCAAAATATGTGACAACGGATTCTGATGTTATTTTCATCGGCCCGCCATCATTGAAAACAATGAAATCGCCGCTGGCCACTTTCCGATAAATATACCGCCTCGGCTTTACTAATACTTCTGCCAAGAGAGTAGCTGGCCACCACGTCTTTCGTTTGATAATAGCGAGCTTTTCTTCAAGCACTTCGCTCATTATCACCGTCATCATGATCTCCTTCACAATAATTTGCTATCATCTCTTGCAGATCATCAAGTGAAACATCCATCTCCTGGGCTGTTTCGTACATTTTCAATCCTGCATAAAATCCCTTTTTAAAGGCATTCTGCTCAA